AACTCTTGGGTTCCACTACTCCCCTTTATTTTGAGGACAGTGGAGATTTATTAGAGTTTAAGTTAGAAAGAACAGGCCAAGGTAGATTCTTTGGTTATGGTGTGGGACAAAAGGTAAATGTAAAGGTAAGAGACCCAGAACGGCAATACACAATTACAACCTCAAACTTTTTTAACTTGCTCCTGGATGAGTTTTCTATTGCTCCTTATCTATACATTACAGAAACCCATAGGAGTGAAAAGGATAATTCATTGTCTATTACTGCCTATGACAAACTGTATGAGGCAACCAATAGAGTTCAAGAGGTAATTCCAGGCCCCTATACGATTGGAGAGTTTGCCATTATGATAGGTTCTAATCTGGGCCTCACAGTCTCTCTCCCTGACCTGGAATGTTTTGATACATACTATGAAGGTGGAGCCAATTTAGAAGGAACAGAGACTATTAGAGAGGTTCTGGACTACATAGCGGACTCCACTCAGACCATCTACTATATTAATAGTAGTAATGTTCTGGTATTCAAAAGATTAGACAAAGACTCTGAACCAGACCTGATAATTGATAAGTCAATGTATTTTGATTTAGATTCAGGGGATAACCGCAGACTTGTTTCTATTTGCCACTCTACCCAGTTGGGAGATAATGTGGAGGCCAGTTTAGAAATGACTGGAACAACCCACTATGTAAGAGATAATCCTTTCTGGGAAATGAGAGAGGATATAGATGTTTTAGTGGATTCCGCACTTACCCAGGTTGGTGGATTTACTATTAACCAGTTTGAGTGTAAGTGGAGAGGCCATTATGGTTTAGAGATTGGAGATAAGATTGGTTTTATTACAAAAGATAATGAAACCGCTTATTCTTATCTATTGGATGATACTTTAACCTATAAGGGTTATTTAGAACAAAAGACAAAGTATGAGTATGAGGAAGAGGATAAAGAGAGTTCTAATCCCTCTACTCTTGGAGATGTTTTAAAACAAACCTTTGCCAAAGTTGATAAACAAAATAAAGAGATTCAGATTGTAGCCAGTGAGACCAGTATTAATGGAGAGAACATTAGTTCTATTATTTCTAATACAGAGAATATAACTCTTTCTGTTTCTGAAACTAATAAGAGAATTGATGATATTAGTGGAGAACTGACAGAGGTTAATCAGAGAGTAGGATTGGCAATTACTCAGGATGATTTAGAGATAGCGGTTAGAAATGAGGTTAGTAATGGAGTCTCCAAGGTTGAGACAACTACTGGATTCACTTTCAATGAGGAAGGTTTAACAATTTCCAAGAGTGAAAGTGATATTACAACCACTATTACTGAGGATGGTATGACAGTTAAGTTAGGTAGTAAAGAGGTTTTAACTGCTGATAATGAAGGAGTTAGGGCCATTGACCTCCACGCAACCACTTACTTGATTATAGGTAAGAATAGCCGTTTTGAGGATTATGGCAGTAAGAGAACTGGTTGTTTCTGGATTGGAGGTTGATTGAATGGCAACATATACAAGTAATTTTAGTTCTGGTGCGGGACAACTAATTTTAGAGGTTACTAACCAGAGTTATTCAGTAGCCAATAACAACTCTGTTATTAAGGTTGTTATGAAGGTTAAAAAATTAAAGGCTTATAGTTCCTGGAACAATGGTGGAGCCACTATTTATATTTCAGTTAATGGAACAAAGATTTATACTAATAACAAGTTTGATTTCCGTAATTTAGCTATTAATGCTACTCAGACTATTGGTGAAGGTGTAGCAACTATTTCTCATAAGGCAGACGGAACCCAGACTTGTAATGTATATGGATATTTTGATACAAGTGTTAGTTTTGGTAAGGCTACAAGTGATAATACTTATACTTGTGTTAATATTCCAAGAGGAGCAACAATTACCCAGGCCCCAGACTTTAATGATGAAGAGAACCCAACTATTACTTATTCTAATTCAGCGGGAACGGCAGTAAGTGAGTTAAAGGCTTGTATTAGTTTAACTGGGGCGGTTGATGATATTGCTTATAGAAATATTCCTATTAGCGGAACCTCTTACACTTTCAACTTAACTGAGGCTGAGAGAAACCTATTAAGGAATAACACATTAAATAATAGTGATACAAGGACAGTCTCATTCCATATTAAGACTGTTATTGATGGAACTACTTTCTATAACTCAAAAACAGTAAACTTTACTGTTATTAATTGTTCTCCTATTTTAAACCCTACTTACAGTGATGAAAACTCTGTTACAAGGGCCTTAACTGGAAACCCGCTGACCTTTATTAAGGGTTATAGTCATTTAACCTATAATATTAATGCTACTCCACAAAAAGGAGCAAGTATTGTTAATTATTGGGCCGAATGTGGAAAAATGACCTCAGACAGAGAAACTGGAACCTTTTTAAATATTGTTGAAAATTACCTTAAAGTTAGGGCAAGAGATAACCGCAACCTACCAAGTGAGGTAATTAAACAACTTACTATAATTGATTATAGTGATGTTTCTTGTAGCCAAAAGGTTGAAATGAAACTTAAAGAAGGGACAGAGACTGAGGCTGAGATTATACTAACCATAACTGGTAATTTCTTTAATCAAAACTTTGGTAGTGTAAATAATTACCTGGATATTGATATTAGATATACTGATGATGATGGTAATATGGGAGACTGGATTAGACTCTCTGATTTTGTTCCCATTACTTATGGTGATAATAACAGTTATACTATTACCTCTACTTTTGGAGGATTTAGATATGATAAGTCTTATAAGTTCCAAAGTAGAGCCATTGATAAATTAAGTTCAGCTATAACCTCAGAATATACGGCAAATATTAACCCAGTATTTGATTGGAGCAAAACAGACTTTAACTTTAATGTTCCAGTTAAGTTCCAGGGTGAGACTATGGCTGATATGATTGTTGAAGAAGGTAGTAAAAACGGATGGACTTATAGAAAGTTCAAGTCTGGTGTTGCTGAATGTTGGACTACTGTATTGAATACAACCTCATTTAATACTACCTGGGGTTCAATGTATCAAAACGATAATGCTATGCCACAACTAACCTATCCTTTTGACTTTGTAGAGGTTCCTTCTGAAATTGCCTCCTTAGTTGGAGGAACTGGTTACTCAGCCTGGATTTATGTGGATTCAACTTATAGACAAACCAATAAAAAGACTGGTGTTTATAGACTATGTAGGCCCAGTCAAGTAGTGGCCCAGGCAGAGTTTAAAATAAATATTCACTGTTTAGGTAGATGGAGGTAAGATAATGGAAATAGGTTTAATTTTAGAGGCTATTGCTACTGTTGGATTTCCAATAGTGATGGTGTTGGCCTTGGGTTATTTTATCTATAAAATCTGGCAACAGTCAGTAAAAAGAGAAGATGCTTTATTGGCTGAAATTACAGAGAACAGACTGGTTAATCAAAAGTTCGCTGAAATTATAGGACAATATGAGATTACTCTGGGTGAGATTAAAACTGATGTGAAGGATATTAAAGAGACTTTACATATAAATAACCAATGATTTTTTAGGAGAGATGGTAGTTTTACTGTCTCTCCTTTTTTCTTTTTCTCCTGGCTAACTACAACTCCAATATGGGTTAATCCAGAACTGGCTTTTCCGTTTGTGGTGTGTTATTGTTGTTAATAGAAAGGATGATTATATTGAGTATAGTTAGAGTTCATAAGAACAAGAATTTCACAGTAATGTCTAACCATCATTTTAAAGAGAAGAAAATGAGCTTAAAAAGTAAGGGGTTATTGTCCTTAATGCTTAGTCTCCCAGATGATTGGAACTATTCTGTCTCAGGCCTTACAAGCCTCTCAAAGGATGGAAAAGATGGGGTAATGTCAGCTTTGGCCGAGTTAGAAAAGTTTGGTTATTTACAGAGGCAGAGGCTTATAAATGAGAAGGGACAATTCCAGGGGATTGAGTATAATATCTTTGAAGAACCCCAGGAAAATCCCATTATGGAAAAACCTATATTGGAATGTCCCACAAAGGCAGAGCCCATATTGGAAAACCCTCCACTATTAAATACTAATCCTATTAATAACTTAAAAGATAAATTATTAAAGGAATTAAACACTAATGACCTGGAACTCCTGGAACTCTATGAGAACTATATTGAAATGAGAGAATCCAATAGTCCATT